CGCTGAGCGCCACACTCACCGCGGCCGTGCTGACCGGCTCCGGCGTGAAGCCCGAGGCGCGATACACCTGCCCGGCCCCGTCTCTCGAGGCGCCGAGCCAGAGCAACGTGTCGCCCGCCACCTTCGCGCTGAACGGCGCGGCAATCCCCACCGCCATCAGGCCCGAGGGATGAGGCTGGAAGGGGAAGGGGTAACTGCCCGCGTCGAACCACACCTCGGACGTCTGCGTGCCGAACAGATACAGGTAGCGGTCCAACACCGCCATCGACACCCACGGGTCAGACGCGGTGCTGCGCTGCGCATACTGCGTGCTGTCCCACGTCGTGCCGTCGAGCAGGGCGCTCAGATAGATGGTCGACGTGGCGGCGTCCAGCGCGACGAAGTACCCATCCAAGTGCAGGCCCATCGTCGTGGCCCCGGTGCGCACCTGGGTGAACGTGTTCGCCTGCAGGTCGAAGATGTAGCCGTTGTTGCCCGACGTGATGAAGACCTGCCCGCCGCCGTCGCCGTTCCAACTGAGCGTCGCCGGCGTGATGTCCGTGGCGACGGTGCCACGCGCCGTCAGCTCGAACGTCGAGGTGTTGACCTCGTAGTACGTGTTCCCGATGACAGCGAACACGCGGTCTTGGCACGTCAGCGTGCCGCGTCCCGGGGCGGTGACCGCGGTCGCCAGCGCCGTCACGCCAGGTGTCGGGTAGAGCGCGAGCGCGGTGGAGGCGCCGGGGGCGTCCGACGCCTCGACATACCAGTTCACGGTGCGCTCGCCGTTGGCGAGCGGTGACTGCGCGACCTGACTGCCGCCCACGAAGTTGGGGTAGGCCGCCACCTAGAACCGCCCTCCGGTGAACGCCGCGAGCGAGGGCATCGTGCGCCGCGTTAATCCACGCACCAACGGGGTGCCCAGGTCGGCTTCCCGCAGATTGGCGCGCTTGATGGCGGCTTTGCTCGCGACCGCCAGTTCGACCGCCACGGGGGACGGCTGCACTTGAAACGTCGGCGCCAGTTCCACGGCCAGATTCGTGCGCAGGAAGCGCCGATAGCCCGGCGGCAGCGACACCACATCCGTGAGCGCGCTGAACTCGGCGACCGGCGTCGGCGTATACAGCACGCCCAGCAGGGTGCTGCTGGTCGGCACCGGCCAACAGGTCAACGTGCCCGTGGGGAACGTGGGGTTGTAATACCAGGCGCCGGGATACGTCGCCTGCAGCGTCTTTTGCGCGATGGCCGCATAGGCGTCGTCCGTCAGCGGGCGCCCCAGCAGGTATTCCATCGCGGGCGATTGCGCGGTGTCGAGGTAGCCCAGATTCTCGATGGCCTCGGTGCCCGTGGGCCGCGCGACATTCACCGTCGCGCCGTCGCCGACGCTGTAGGTGGACACCCCCGCGGTGAGCGCCCATGTGGTGCGGGTGCGCCCATACATCGTCAGCCCCTCCGTCGCGAGCGCGTCGATCCAATCGTTGACGCGTGCCAGGGCCACCGTGCTGTCGTCGGCCGACGGCACCTCGCCGGCCGCCAGCACGCCCAGGTCTTGCAGGGCGGCGGTGATGGCGTCGCCGATGGTCATCCTAGACCTGGTAGAGCGCCACCAGCGCGGTGGCGGTCGTGCTCGTGCTGTTGATGCGGATGGGGGTGATGGGCAGCACCGTGCCCGCCGGCACGCCCGTGAACGTCCCCGTGGTGCCGTCGCCCATCACGGCGACGACATTCCCCGTGCCGCCGACATAGACCGCCTGGGGCGCCCGCGCCTTGCCGTCCGCCGCCGTCGTCTCGCCGATGGCGACGGTGTCGCTCGGCGTGATGGCGACCCACCGCTGGAAACTATCGCGTGACTGCATGGGTGTCTCCTTGACAAACGCCCGGTGGCAGGCACGCGCCCACCACCGGGTCGGTCACGCGACTAGGCCGCGCCGGAGCAGATGCGCACGATCCACTCAGGCCGCACGACCTTCATCCCGAACAGCACGTCGAACCGCGCCTTGAACGCGTCGGTGGTGCCGTCGTAGAAGCGCACGAAGCGCATCGAGACGCCGCTGTCGGCGTCGGTCTTCACCGACGCCATGTCGACGCCCTGCGGCTTCTGCAACTCCGCGAACGCCAGCGCGATGGCGCTCTTGTGGAGCGCCAGTCCCTGGGCCGTCAGCGTGTTGGCCGCGCCCAGCACCGTGATGGCCGCGTTGTCCGCCGGCGACCCACTCACCGTCTGGGTGGCGCCGGACGTCACCAGCGACGGATAAATCGGGATGGTGATGTTGCCCGACGCGTCCGACGACTTGTCGGCCGTGCAGACGAACTGCTGCAGCACGCCCGTGCTCGACTTGCTCACGGGGTTGACGGCGTACACGCCCGCGATGGTGAACACGTCGCCGTTCTTGAGGCGCGATGCCGCGGCGGCCGTCCAGCCGTCGGTGATGAGCGTGGCGCCCGTCTGGCTGGCCCCATTCACGAGCGGGGTGCCGCCGAGCGGGCCGACCGTGTGGGTGTAGACGTTCTGGTCCATCTCCCAGTTGAACCCGATGGCCGCGTTCATCTCGCCGTCGTTGTACTGCGACGAAATCTTCGAGGAGGTGTTGAACAGCCCCTTCAGGGCGTCGACGATGTTGGCCTGCATCTGGGGGCCATAGAGCACCGCACGCTGGCCGTCCCGCGGGCACGCGAACTGGTCGAGCTTCGCGCCGGCGTCGAGGTAGGTCGACAGCGCCGTCGGCACCGTGCCGGGCGTGCCCACCGCGTTCGCCACCTGCTGATACGCGGTCTGCAGGATGTACTGGTCGACGTAGTTGGCGAGCAGGGTGACCTGCGGCTTGATAATCTGCTCGGAGAACGACGACAGCGACAGCGCCATCTCGGCCGACGTGATGCTGGTGTCGACGCCAATCTGCTGGTCGATGGTGAGCGTCGTGTAGTCGTCCGTGACGTTCTGCGCCGAGTAGGTCGCGCCCGTCCGCACCGTGTACTGGTTGGGCTTGCGGATGCGGACGCTGGTGCCCGTCGCGCTCTGGTTCCCGTTCTGGCCGAACAGCGCCTCGAACTTGCGGTCGGTGTGCTTCGCGGCGGCGAGGTTGTTCTTGAAAATCCTCAGCGCCTCGAGGGTGATGACGTCATTAGTGAGAAACGAATTTGCCATAGTGGCTTACCTCGCGCCGAACGACTTGCGCACCGCTTCCCACTCCGCCAGGGAGGTGATGTCTTTGGGGTCGCGTGCGCCGGTCGGCACACTGGCACCGCGTCCCACCGGCTGAATGGGAGGCTTCGCCTGACTGGGGGTGGAGGGCGTCGACACCGAGCCGCTGGATGCAGCGTCGAGCCTGGCTTCAATCCGCCCCAGCTCGCGCATCGCCAGCATGGGGTGCAGCGCACTGAGGCGCCGGTAGTCGTCTTTGTGGTCGGAGAAATACATCAGCAGCCGGTCGGGCTGTTCGTGATGCAGCACCAGGTCGGCGAACGCGGTTTCGCCCGTGGGGGTTTCGCCCGGGGCGAGCGACATCGAGGGCCGCGCATTCAAGACGTCCGGGTCGATCCGCGCGAGCAGCTCCGGCTGCGTGGTCTGCGCCTGCTGCATCCGGTCGGCGAACGCCGACGCGGCGGTCGACCGCGACTGCTGCACCTGCTGCTGCTCGGCCTGCTGCTGCGCGTACTGCACAAACTGCTGCAGCTGCTGACGCGCTTCCCACTTCGCCTGTGCCTTGACGTACTCGCGATACGTCTCGAACTGCTCCTCGGTCGGCTCCGGGTCGCCGCTCTCACTGGGCGCGGCCTGGGGCTGTGCCTGCGGCGCCTCGGACACGGGCCTCGCCTGCTGGGCACGCAGCGCCGCCAGCTCCTGACGGGCGGCCTCGGCGTCGCGTCGCGCCTGTTCGCGCTCCCACACGATGCGGTCGATACGCTCCTGGGGGTTTTTGCGGGCCGGTTTCTCCGGTGACGCCGCCGGTGCCTCGAGCTGCGCCTCCTGTGGCTCCTCAGCGGGCGACGCGGACGCGGCCTCGGCCTTCGTGAACCGGCCCTTCTCGTCGCGCGCACGGCTGTCCTGTTCCTGCAGGAACCGTTCGCGAATCGTGTCGGCGCTCTCGCCGCGGGTGACGGGCTGCGCGCTGTCGCGCAGGAGCTGCGGGCGGACGGCCTCGTAGTCGGCCAGCGACGTGAGGGTCGCCGGGTCTGGCGCCGGGGGCGCGGGTGGGGTGTCGACGGCGACGGTGGATGTCTCGCTCACGGTCAGATTCTACGGAGGAATCCACGCACCGGACGCGCGTGGCGTG